GTATCAGCTAAAGCTACAGGAGTAACTTGCATACCATCACCATTTAAAGTGAATTCAGTAGTTACAGCACCTGTAGTTGAATTTTTAGATACGACTTGAAAGCCGTTTTCGGACCTAACTGGTCCATTAAATGTTGTGTTAGCCATTATTTTCTCCTAAAAGAATAATCTATCATCTTGGCAAAGTCTGCTAGGGCAGTTGATAGACAGTTAAAAAAATCCCTAGAATAAAAAGGGAGACCGAAGCCTCCCTAAGAAAGTCAAGACCTAGCTTGAACCCGGTGAACCATAGATACCTAGTGGGTCAGATACGCCGAAGCTATATCTTTCTCTACTTTTATATCTAACATTACCAGTGTCAAAGTCTCCGTCCATTGAAGTTTCCAAAGCTGTTCTTTGGAAATGTTTCATACCATTAGGTACATCAGTAATGATAAAGAACGCATTTGTATCTGTAAGATAATGGTTAACCATATATCCTTCAGGTATAGCACCATTATTGGTGATAGCGTTAATATCATTGTCTGCTGTTCCCGGTCTCATTTGAGACTCTAAAAGACGAGTTGCTGTAAACTGCAATGCAGGTGGTACAATCAATCTTTTTGGTTTAGCTGCAATGAGCAGACCTCTTTGGTCTTTAAAAGCTGCAATGTTAATGATAGCATCTTCTAAAGATGTTTCATTAAGGTCAGCACCCGTTACCGGTCTGTTGCTGTTAGTCCCACCATTTACTAATGGGTGACCTCCACCTCCAGTAACTCCATCACTTGCTGCTGTAAATAAATTTACACCATCACCTGATTGGAAGCTGTTGCTGAATCCATTGTTTAATGGAGCCGCAGATTTCACTTGTTTTGTATAAGCCATAGCTCTTGCCAAAGCTTTTGTATAACGAGCAGAAAGAGAATCATAAAGATTATCTTCAATTGCTTCTTCTGTTATAGAAAAACCTAGTGCAATAGTTTCGTGATTATACCTAGCAGTAAAGCTTTCTTGTGCAGAATCATAACTGATTGCTGAACCTTCGTTCTTTACACTAGCTTGACCAAATCCACTTAACTGTACTTCTTCTTCAAAAGACCTATCAGAAGATTCAGTTTCGTAAATCATAGTATGCTCATCATCGTACTTTTCGTATTCCAACCCAAACAGAGCATTAAGTCCGGGCAGAAGTTCTTTCATCATTTGTGGTCTAGCGATAGCCATAATAATATCCTCCTATGGATTAAATGCCTGTTGTGTTAAGTAATTGATGTCCAACATTGAACATAACAATTACATCTGTATATGCATCACCTACTTCACTATCAGGTCCTTCAACGAACTCGATAATTTTTACAGGTAATGTAGCCGTGGTTGCAATTGTAGAAGCATCTACAGAGTTTTTACTTCTGCCAACACTTGTACTTCCAGCAGTTTGTACAACTGCTGCATTATTTCCTAATGCTGTTTGAGCTAAAGATGCATCACCTTGCATTTTCATCTCAACAAAAGGGTCGTTTAAAACATAAGCACTAATATCACTAGCAACAGTTGATGCTGGATAATATTGTGAAAATGTTAATTGGTTTGTATTAGGGTCTGTATAAGAACATCCCATAAATACTCCTATAGGAGTTAATGCTGTTGTACCAGTATCAAGTGTTACTACACCTGCACTGGTCATCTTAACAAAATCTCCATAGAATATAGCAGTGCCGTCATTAGACGCAATCTTATAGTGTCTGACTTTTCCTGTATAGGAGCCACTTGCACTTAAAGTTCCGACTGGTTCAGCACCCATTGGTGTTGCCGTTGCTGACATATCTATTTCCTTTTAAATAAAGTTATATTAAGCAACCCCAGTAAAAATTCTTACTTAGAGCCGCCGCCAAAAGTAGACCTTGTTTTGCGTTCTGGTTTTAACAGAGGCATACGAGGGTCATTCTCTTTTAAATAATTGTTGTCCACACCTTCCATTTGAGTTTGTGCTATATTTCTATAGTACTCATCTCTTTGCTCCATAAGTTCTTTTGGAGCTTTGCATAACAATAATCCACCAACTTCCATGTTACCTTTATCAGCCCATTCTGAGCCGTGGTCACTTACTAAATTTAATTCAGGATGGTCTTCTGCTTTCACAGGTTCCCAACCTTCTCTAAATTTAGAAGAAACATTAACATTATTTGGTTGACCTAAAATACTTGTTGCCACCCATCTAAATACCCATCCGTCTTGTGGTGCTGGATTAGGTAACTTTGATTGTGGTTCCCATGTATCAGTTGTTCTTGCAGTTTGTGTTCTGGAATCTGCTTCTCTTGCTGCTCTTGTAACTTCTTCAGTTACTTTTTCATTTACTTCTATATTTTTATCTTCAGCCATTATTCATCTCCTTAGCGACTTGTTTGGCATATTGCTCTGGTGTTATCCCAAGTCTTCTTGCGAGGGAGACTTGAGTTGATGTTAACTGCACTTTGCGGGGTATTGCACCATTATTTCTAGTTGCTGGTGCTACCACCGATGAAGGTTTTTTAGAACTCGCAGTTGTAGCAACAACTTCGTCATTGCTTTCATCTTGTGTTTCAGTTCCAAAAAACTCAGGAAATTTACTTCGCATACGCTTGTCAACTTCCTGATAATACTGCTCACTTGTAGGGACTATACCTTCATCTTTAATAAGAGTCTCATGTAATCCATACGCATAACCAGTCATGTCTCTATGTTTTTCATTTCCAAACCATGTATTTTTTTGCAACCATTCAACTGCTTTAGGGTCAATTGGTGCTTGTGGTACAGGTTGTTCTTGTTGTACAGGTTGTTGTGTCTGTACATTTTGTTCTGTTATTTTATTTTGCTGTTGATAGTAATTTAATTTATCGTTTGTTGTTTTTAAATCAACTTGAGAATTTAATATCTTCTCATTAGCTGCCAACATTTTTTCACTATCACCACTTTCATAAGCTTCTTTAAATTCTTGTTTAGCTTTATCAATTTCAGCAGTTGCTTTAGCAGATATCTGACCTAATAAAGCTTCTTCTCCTTTATTGATTAAAGCTGACAATCTTTTATTTTCAGCTAAAACTTGTTGAGCATAACCTACTGATTCGTCTCTTACTTTAGAAGCAGCTTCTTTTGCTCGTCTTTCTTCGTGGTATTCATACTTAAGTCTATTAATTCTTTTTTTAACTTGTTCATCAATACCATCTATTTCAGATTCTAAATCATCATCATCTTTTTTAGATTCTTTTCTTTTAGGTTTTCTATCAGCTATAGGTCTATCATCAATAACTTCTACTTCAACTTCATCTTTTGATTCTGTTGTTGTTTCTTTTTTATCAGAAGACTTACCAATAGTAGTCTTTACTCCAAAAAATTTATCTTCTGCCGAAGTTTCAGGTTGAGTAATTTCTTCTGTAACTTCTTGTTCTACGGCATTATTTTCTTCTTTCATCATACTACCTTAACTATGCCTCTTGGGTCTTCAACTACAGCTTCTACACTGTCGTCATTAATTAAACGAAATTCTTTTCCATGTACTAAAAATCTTGTACCTGAATAAGAACGCATAATTATCCAATCACCTTCTTTGCAGAAAGGTCCACTTGGAAATCTTTTTTTATCGTTGTAACAATCTTCACCCATTTTTATAACAAAGCCACAAATAGAACCAACTTCTTCAACTTGCATTGTTTGAGCTGCTTTTATTATTCCGCCTTTTGTTTTTTCTTCTGCTTCAGGTAAAGCTATTAATAGTTTGTAACCTTTTGGTATAGGTAGTTGTTTTGCTTTACGAGCTTTTACATCACTCGTATCTTTTTTTGCAGGTTCTACTTTTTTTGTAGATTCCATTTATATCTCCTTTGCACTAGATATAGGTCTAGGTCCTTGCGGCTTTATTGCCGATTTGCTATCTCAAGTAAATCAAGTATATCTCTTTCTACTAAAGCTAGTCCAGATATTATTCCTGTTAAATATCTGTATTCTTCAAAATCTTTACAGTTGCCTGTACTCATATGGTCAGCATGTTCATTCATGCGTTCCCTTATTTTTGTTTGCAAGGCATCAACTATATTTTCTTGTGTAGCACTCATTCTTTATTATCTTCAAATAATGTTTCTACTATTTCTTTTCCTATCTTAACACCTTCTATTGTTTCTTTGCTACTTAATTTTGCATTTTCACTTGCAGCCTTAAATCCAATTTGTGCACCTGCAATTCTTTCTTGTGAAGATATTCTTTCTTTTTCTATCTCTTGAGAAGCTTTAGATTTTTCTAAGTCTGCTGCAATTTTTTGTGCATCTGTTTGCATTTTGCTTTGTACTTGTTGTTGTCTAATTTGTAATTCTTTTTCTCTTTGTTGTATTACAGGGTCTTCAAGTTTTTCTTGTATTTCTTCTTGTCGTTTTTCAGATTGACTATCTGCTAATACTCTTTCAGCAGCTTCAGATACAAGTTGTGATAATTGTAATTCAACATCTTCTGGTAAAGGTTCATCAGGTGGTGGTAAAGGTGCACCCATTTGTTTTTCAATTTCTTTTCTATATTGAAATGCAATATGTTCTGTAACATGCTCTGTAAATGCACCAATAATAGATGAAGCATTTGGACTTTGACCAATAAGCTCTCTAATTTTAGGGTCTTGCATTGCAGTCATATGTACTTTGATATGTGCTTCATGGTCTTGATACATAAATGCTTTAGTAGGCTTACCATTCATCATGTTCATATTTTCTGATACAGGGTCTGTTGGCTCTATTTCTGTTTCTAATGGAACTATTTTATCTGCATCTCTTATACCTAATACATCAAGCATCTGTCTATGTAACTCTTGCATGTTATACATTTGCGGTGCTTGTTGTGATAACTGTAGTGCTGCTTGATACTGCATTATTCTTTGTGCTTTAGTAGCAGCATTAGGGTCAGATACAGGTACTATATCTACTCTATTATTAAAATCTTCTGATACAAGTTCTTTGCCTTTAATATCATATGGGTATTCTGTTGGTCCATGGTCAAATATTATTCTTGATAATATCTTAAGTTCTTGTTTTAAAGAATTATGTATTCTTGATTGTACTGAACCAATTACTTTTAATGACCTTTCTAAAAGTGCCAAAGTGGTACCAACAGGAGCCTGATTATTCATGTCAGACACTTTCATATCTGCTAATGAAGCAAACCTTCTTCCTTCATCGACTAAGTTTTGTAAGAGGGAATACAAAGTTCCTGAAGGTTCCTTATAGGGAAGGAAGGTTATGTTGTCTTTGATGGCACCACCGGGCACATCTACATCTCTAAACTCACCGGGCATGATGGGGGTATCATCGCCTTTGATTCTTAATCCTCTGGATTTTAAACCACCCGGTAAATTACTGAGAGTTCCTGCATCAACCAACTGTCTTAATAAGCTTGTAGCTGATTTAGCTATACCACCTATAAGATGTATTAAACCAAAACCATAAAATCCCATTCCGGGTAGGTATTGATAATGAACAAAGTGTTCCCTTCGTTTCTTTTGTGGGTCATCTTCTATAAAATTTCTACGAATAGAAAGAATAGTACCCGATTGATAATCTAGTGTTACAACATAAGGTAATGCTATACCTGTTACTTCTCCATCTTTTCTATCTTCAAAACCTTCTAAATCAAGGTCTACATGCATTTCTAATACAGTATGTCTTTGGTCATACTCATATGAGGATGAATCACCTGTTAACTCATCATACTTATTCTGTATATTAGAATAATCTGCTGATGGTGTTTGCAATTCAACATCTTTATAAAATCCTATTACTTGTAGTTTGCGAATATCATTCGTGCTTTTTTTCATTACATGAGTTGCTCTATCGCAAGTAGTAAGGTCTGAAGCACCATAACTAACAACAAAATCTTCTGCTGGTACAAACATACTAGCAGGTCTATTTAATGCTGGGTCATAATATATTTTACGAAATGCAGAACCTGCTAATGGTAAATTAAACAACATCTTTTCAGTTTCTGTTCTATATTCACTCATTTTTTCAGTTAAAAGATAATTCAAATAATCTTTAACTCTTTCAGATTGTTCTTGTTTTTCTGTATTGAGTTCTCCTACTATCTTAGTATCTACTGGTCCTTTAGCTGGAAATAGTTCTGTAATAGCTTCTGCTTGGAATCTAACAACTGATTCAGTTAACAAAGGATGAAATACACCACAAGCACCATTCCAAGGCATTGTGCGTTCTTCAATCTTTAAACCTAACTGGTCTAAACCTTTTGTATAAGTTTGTTCCCAATCACTACGAGATTCTCTATCTGAAGTGTAATAACCTATTAATTCATTTGATAGAGATTCCAAAGTATTATCATTCATATACTCTGCAATATTGTCATTGAAGTCTTCTGAACCAAATTCAGCACCTTCTTCAAAATCTATAATCATTCCACCTTCTTCAGTCATTACAGATACTTCATCAGGATTAGTAATTAATACTTCTAATGGCGAATCTTTAACAATTTTTTCTGGTGTTTGTAATGGTTTCTCTGCCATTTAATCTCCTAATAGTAGTTAGCTTCTCTTGGTGGTAAATCTTCATCTTCTTCGTCTGAATTTAAAGGTATAAACCCACCCTGTCTAAATCTTAATAATGCTTGTGTAGAAGAATCTACTAAGTCGTCATGTTCACCTGCTGGAAAAGCTGCAAATTCTTCTATTACTTCTTCAGCAAATCTTCTATCAGGTGCCCAAACAATTCCAGATGCAAATAAGTCTGCAACAGCATTTACTCTTGCTATCTTATCATTACCTCTGCTTGGTGTATATTCTGATACTGGTATACCCATTTGCCTTAATTCAAATATCAAAGGCAAACCTGCTGCTTTTGCTTCAACAATAAATGCTTCAGGTTGCCAATCATTATACATTTCAAAAGCTTTCTTTTTTAAATCAGGAAATTCTAATCTTTCTTTGTAAGCATCTAGCAATATAACTTGTGGTTGTGTAATACCATCATCATCCGGTTTATAAAAAACACCCCATGTGGTACACGCAGAGTAGTCAGAACGCTGTGTTTTTAAAAATGCTGTGTCCCATGACTGTATAACAAAATCGCACTCAGGAGGGTTCTCATGTTCCCATTCATTCCACCATTCTCTTTTGATTATGGCAGCACCTTCTGATGTAGGGTCTTGCTGATATTGAGCAGACCATTTTGCTACAGGTAACTCAGCTCTTAATTTTTCTAATTCTTTTATGTCCCAAAATTCTTGCCACAAGCTTTTACCTGAAGGCAGTATTGCTGGAAACTCTATAACTTTCCATTCATCAGAACCTTCTCTTTGTGTAGAAGATTTTAAAATCTGTCCAGTTAGGTCTCGTTTATGCCATCTTGTCATTACGATTATGATTGCACCACCGGGTTGCAGACGCTGACGAGGACCAGAAGTATAGTATTCGTAAACTTTATCAAATACAGAAGGGTCTCCACTTTGACCTTCTTGTTCTGAATGGGGGTCATCTATGATAAGCAAGTCAGCACCTTTACCGGTTACTGCACCTCCTATACCAATCGCAAAGTAATCACCACCCTTATTTGTATTCCAACGACCAGCAGCTTTACTGTCTGATTGTAAACCTACATTTGGAAATACTCTTTTGTAATCTTCGGAACCAACAAGGTTTCTAACTTTCCTACCAAACCCTACAGCCAATTCTGCGGTATGGGCAACTTGAATTATTTTTTTTTCAGGAAAGCAACCTAAAAACCATGCAGGTAATAAATAAGATGCAAACTCAGACTTAGTATGTCTAGGTGGCATATTAATTATTAATCTTTTTAATTTACCATTTTTAACATCATCAAAGGCATCAGCCATAATCTTATGGTGATAACCTTCAATAAAAGCAGCCCACATTTCTTTTGCAAAAAATAAAAAATGTTCTGCTGATTGTTCTTGGCTTTTTGTTTTCTGGTAATCATCTAATAAATCCAGCAAAACTTTTTGTTGTTCTTCAGGCAACTTAGATAATTTTTCTAAATCAATCAAGGTGTGGTACTCCTAAAGAAAACAAAGTCAAATGGAGTGGAAACTTTGT